TCCTCCTCTTCTTCCTCTTCCTCTTCTTCCTCTTCCTTTTCTTCTTCTTCTTCCTCTTCCTCTTCCTCTTCCTCTTCTTCTTCCTCAGATGATTCTTCTTCTTCAGGTGATTCAGGTGATATAGGTGATATAGGAGATTCAGGTGATTCAGGTGATTCAGGAGATTCAGGTGATTCAGGTGATATAGGAGATTCAGGTGATTCAGGTGATTCAGGAGATTCAGGTGATATAGGAGATTCAGGTGATATAGGAGATTCAGGAGATTCAGGTGATTCAGGTGATATAGGAGATTCAGGAGATTCAGGTGATTCAGGTGATATAGGAGATATAGGTGATTCAGGTGATATAGGAGATATAGGAGATTCAGGTGATATAGGTGATTCAGGTGATTCAGGTGATTCAGGTGATTCAGGTGATTCAGGTGATTCAGGTGATTCAATTAGTTCAATTGGTTCAATTGGTTCCTCAATTAGTTCTTCAACTGGTTCCTCAACTGGTTCTTCAACTAGTTCCTCAACTGGTTCCTCGACTAGTTCCTCGACTGGTTCCTCAACTGGTTCTTCAATATCTTCAATATCTTCATTTTCAGGTAAAAGAGATTCGTTAGAATTATATGAATTATTAAATTTAATAGATTGAGAGGGAACACCTGACATTCTAGGAGCAGGAGCAATAGAAGCAGGAGCAGGAGCAATAGAAGCAGGAGCAGGAGGAGCAGGAGCAGGAGCAGGAGAAGCAGGAGCAGGAGAAACAACAGGAGTTATATTCGATTCATTATTTCCAAATGGATCATTCATAAAGGCGTATTTAGAATTATCCTGTTGTGTTGGTACGCGATACGCCATGCTATTAGTATAATAATATTTCATTTTCCGCCTTTAGACATCATAATGTACAAAGGCGGACCACAATTGCGACAGGTAAATTAATATATATCTAACTGCCTGTAAATTATAAGAGTAGATGTAGAATGTCGGAAGTCAAAACATAAACAAACTACAGGCGTGTTGATCGAAACAGTTCAGCAGTATGAATAGGATGAAACATCTTAAGCATTCTCGCCGCTTTTAACAGAATCTCTCGCTTCTCTGTATTATCCGCACGGATTCTCGCAAAAGCCTCATCAAATGAACACCATTTGATAGCACCTATTTCTCGTGTCATATGAACATTATTATCGTTCATCTCTACTTCAACAGTTCGATTACATAATGCGAAATAATACTTATGACAGTAATGAACATTGTTTGACCCAGTAAATGTTTCTGAAATGGCATTAATGTTTTGAAGAATCGAAAAAGAGCTACGATGTAAACCAGTCTCTTCTTGAAACTCACGAATGGCACAACTAATATCAGTTTCATATGGATTACGTCGACCCTTTGGAAACCCCCATTCAGGCTCCACCCACTCTGTTGGATTTTCTTTAATTAATTGTGGGAGTTTATGCAGAATCTGCTGAAACCTCTTTTCAGATGCATCATAATCATTCTTATGAGATCGCATGATAATAGATTTCCCCCAAATATCATTCCATAGTTCTTCAAATGTCTGTGTAAGAATACGCTGCTGTTCATCCTGTGTCATGTTATGTAACAATTTACAAATGTATACATCATTATATTGACTGTATTTTCCACGTATAAACTCAATAAAGGATAAAGAATCCTTGCGCTGAATTAAAATAAACTGTATAGAGTCAATCCCATTTGTAACAGGTATTGATTTTGAATACAAAGAGGACATAAAGGAATCATCCACATATCGCATTGCAATAATCCCATAACTTGTTACTGGTGCACTACAATTGCGAAATATATGTCCATTTAAACCACAGTTCGTACAATGTTGTGCCCGGTTAACAATAATGTTCATCCTCTAGGGACTAACTTAGCACTATAGTATAATGCAGTCTTTAATACGAAAATAAACCTTATATATGAGTAATTTTATATAATGTAATAAATGATTTGTGTGTAATAGAATGCAGTTTTCACCAAGTGTATGGGGGCCTTTCTTTTGGCACACAATCCATATTGTTGCATTAGGTTATTCTAAAAATCCAACATACACTGATAAGAAGTGTGCAAAGGAGTTTTATGAATCCTTTGCATTTCTTATTCCATGTTCGGTATGTCGTGATCATTATAAGGAACATTTGATTGCAAAACCGATTACCACATTTTTAGATTCAAGAACGGATCTTATTAAGTGGACTATTGAGATTCATAATACGGTAAACAAGATGCTTGGTAAGCCTGTGTGGACTCTTGAGGAGGTACTGGCATACTATGAAAAGATGGGGACACGAAATCGCTCCCCTATTTGGACAAAGGAAGATATGAATGAAGTAGATTATCGATCGTTTGTAAAAGGGTTTATATCAGGTGGCGCAGTATTAAGTATATTTGGGGGTGTATTTTATGCGATATATAGATTAAAACAGTAATAAATAGTCATGGCTACTACTGGCGTTAACAAATATAAGGTGATAAACGCAAACAAAACACTTAATGCTACATCCATGTATAAATCAAATGTGAAAGATGCAACTGCTGATCCATGGGGATATTTAGGAAGTGCAGTACCTACTTATAATTATGCAGTGGGTGCAACTAGTATTGGTACAGGTGGGTATTTATTACGAATCGGTGCATATTTAGCTGCAATTTTGATCGTAATTACTATTATTGTTCTTTTTATACATTTCTTTATTACACCTATTTTTAGGTTCCAACCTGGTGCTCCCGGTATTATAACGGTACCAGGGTTTGATGATGGAAAACTTTTTTGGAATAAAACAAATGCATCACTTATTACAAATTCAAACCTGCCCATTCATGGCTCATTTTTAAATTATTCACTGAATATTGATATATTTATACAGAATCCTATGCAATTTTCAACAAAACACCGCATATTATTTAGTAGAGGTGCGTCTGAACGAATTAATCCTATTACAGGTGATACTATTACTGGAATTTTTGAAAAGTATAATCTTGTAATTGCATTGGCGCCAAATACTACTGATATAATAGTATCTGTATTAAATTCAAGTACAAATACAGAAAATATTATAATATATAATGTACCTGTACAGGAGCCATTTAGATTAGGGATTGTTGTTATGGAGAAGGCATTCGAAGTGTATATGAATGGCAAACTTAATAATACCAGGTTGTTTAATGCCGCACCTATGGATGTAAAAGGTGATATTCTTCCTGCAGTAGGTGTCGAGCTAAACATTGCAAAACTTCAAAACCTAAAAATATGGAACCGTGTACTGACTACATCTGAAATTATTAATGCTACTCCTGCATTAGCAAGTGCGGCTGATTTTGGAGCAACTGATATGGCATCTTCTAGTTCATGTCTTAATTCTGTAGTGGATGCCCTAATTACGCCAGTTAAAGTAAAACCACTCCCATCGTAGGACAAAGTACTCCCAGAGTAGAACAACACTAGAATATATAGATAGAATGTCTCCTATTCAGATCATATTAGGCATTTTTTTGGTAGGATTGATTGGGTATATTATCTACCGTGTTTTTCGTCCAAAACCTACAAATACGGATGCACTTCCTAAACTAACACAACTTAAGACGAAGACAGATATAGTTACTGCAGACGTTGTACAATCAACACTTCTAGGCAAGAATGGGTCTACAGTAATGGGATTCTTTAAAATAATGAACGGTGACCGCACCTCCACTTATAATCCTGTTACGGATACAGTCAGTAATACTACATACAATAACACATTTATCCCATTACTATATGTTGCAAATAACTGGTATATAGAAGTTTCACCTACCGCTGTAGAATTAGAGAAAGGTAAAGATGCTATATTTGCACGTCTCCGAGTACAAGTAAATAATACAGGGGCATTTACATATGAATATATTGATCTTCCGTCCATTCCGAAGCAGAAATGGGTATTTATTGTTCTTTTAAGAGAGGGTCGCAGATTTGATGTATTGTATGATAATAAACTCGTTGCTTCTCATCGTCTTGAACATTACCCTGTTATCATTAGTAGTCCTTTATCTATTGGTAATAAAGGTCTAGATGGTTCTGCCATTCATATCATAACAACTAATAAACGGTTAACACCAATGGAGGTGGAGCGTGAGCGACTTGTCTTTGTAGATACAAATAATACGGTACTTGAAGATAACACAATCGATATGAGTTTTCCTGTATTGAAATTGTTTGCATCTTGCCCTTCCGGTTTACCATGCGATCCTATTACGAAACCTCCTAGTAGTAATTTACTGTCATGGAAGTCAGATTATGCATAATAAGGTATAGTGTGTAAACATTATATACATGGTTATTGTATTAAATATTATATCCATGTATATGTCAGAATAATGGAATCTGCTAACAATTCATCACCTGTTGCCAAATTGATTCCTGTACTTATTTTTATGTCAGGATTAATCGCGTTATACTATTTATATCAATATCTATTTGGCCCTAACACAAAAACATCTTTTTCTCTTATTTCGAAAACACGGTCTGCTGCAACATCTACTATATCAGCAGCAGAGGCAAAAGAGGACACTGGTGCAATTATTACAGAATACAATGACTTACCTTCGATTGTAGAAGGCGGTGAATTTTCAGTGTCAACATGGGTGTATATAAATGACTGGGTTTATCGTAAAGGGTACTCTAAATCAATTCTAACTATAGGTGGAACAGTACATGATATAATTCGTATCTATATTGGAGGCAATCAACCAAAATTATATGTTCGATTTCATACCACGGGATCTTCTTTAAATGAGGACACACGCGCGAGCACATATAAAAATACTAGCTATGATTCTAACGCTGGTTCAGGACCAGTTTCTGATACACTATCTATGTGTGATTTGCCAGAGATTCCTATGCAGCGTTGGGTAAACATTACAGTTGCTGCAAATGGAAAAACAGTGGATGTATACTTGGATGGTAAACTATCACGTTCATGCGTGTTACAAGAGACATATAAAGTGGATACACAATATAGGGCTAAAGTGGCTGGATATGGTGGATTTGGCGGTCAAATATCTACAACAACTATGTACGATATTGCTCTAAATCCCGAGGAAGTTTATAAGAATTACATGGCTGGTCCTGAGCCAATTCTATCAATTGGTGACTGGTTCTCTAATACATTTGCTCCTGGAGTAAGTATCTCAATTACATCCAAATAGATATCATAATATGTATAATAATAAAATAAATAATACAAATTAGTATAAGAATGAGTCTATTCAATACCAGACAAAATACTGGAAATTCTGGGTCTCAAAAGTCCGGTACAGGTCCTATAGAACAACTGTTATTTGCATTAGCAATTGTGGTAGTTGTCTATCTCGCATTTATGTTTATGGAAGTGATTTATAAATATGTGAATCGTATGTCTATGAATCGTAAGGAGTTACTACCTTACACATATCAAATGGACAATAGAACAATTATCATTCCTCAAGATCCTAATGTAAAAGGCTCAAAAACAATAAGTATATCCGAAAATGAACGGACAGGTACTGAATTTAGTTATTCTTTTTATTTACAGGTCCATCCCGCAGCATTCACCGCAGGGAATGAGGGTCTATTACATATCTTTCATAAAGGTTATACATCGCAATTCCCTTTATTGGCGCCCGGTGTATACATGCTCGCCAATATAAATACCCTGCGAATCTATATGAATACTTATAAAACTTGGAATAATTATATTGATATCCCTAATATTCCTGTGAGTAAATGGGTTCATGTTGCTATTTTATGTAAAGAAAATGCACTTCATGTGTTTATCAATGGTAACTTATCAAAGAAGAAATCTTTTGAGGGATATCCACCTTATCAAAACTATCAGGATATTTGTTGTTTTAGTCAACGTAAAATAGCACTTTTAAAAACTTCTATAACTTCTGTGGATGATAATGGTTTTAAGACATTTGGTGCGATGAAGGGGATGCTTAGTCGATTAATATATTTTAATTATGCAGTGTGTTATGCAGAGATTCAACAACTTATGAATGAGGGTCCTTCATCAAGAATGGATAATGATACAAACAGCAATGTACCACCCTATATGGCAGATACTTGGTGGGCGAATGGGTATTAAATAGGGATAAACTACTTTGCCTCTTGCCTCTTGCCTCTTGTCTTCTGTTTAGATATTATTCATTTTGGAACATCCGTCGAAGGCTACAAGTACCATATAACTGTAGTAAATATGTAGGTCTAAAGGGCATACATATTTACTACTACAAAACTAGTGATGCCAGGGGGTGGTCTATTTTCATTAGTAGCCTACGGGGCACAGAATGTACTATTAAGTGGAAATCCTGATTTTACCTACTTCTACAAATCATACAAAAAATATGCACACTTTGCTGAAGAATCTGTAACATTTGCAATGGATGGTCCACAGAATTTATCATACAATCAATCCATTCAAACCCGTTTTAAGTTTCAGCGCATTGCAGATTTGGTACGTGATATTTATTTTGTGTTTACGCTTCCTGATATTTACTGTAAATATATTGAATCCTTTCCAACTGCGACGAATAATCGATTATCACAGTATAATTTTTCATGGGTAAATTTCATTGGTTGTCATATTATACAGAATGTTGGATTTTTTATAGGTGGTCAAAAGATTCAAGAGTTCGATGGAAACTATATGATTGCAAAAGCACAGTGCGATCTGGATGTAACAGCATTTCAGAAATGGCAAACACTTGTGGGAAATATCCCTGATGTATATGATCCTGCAAATGGAACCTATGGAGGTGGTTCAACTGGGACAGGTTATCCTCTCGTATATAACAATAATGGAAAAGGACAGTCAACCACTACACCACCAAACATAAACCGTCCATCCATTCAGGGTCGTCAACTTCAAGTTCCACTCCCTTTTTGGTTTTCTGAATCCACATTTGAAGCACTTCCTTTAGTATCTTTACAGTATCATGAGTGCGAAGTGCAAATTACACTTCGACCTATTAATGAATTGTATCGTATTCTAGATGCAAATGGATATCAAGTTGCACCAGGATTTCAATTTAACCCGTCGCCGATTTCTTTACAGCCTGGCAATGTTTATTATACAACTGTATCCGATATTTCAGATGTAACTATTAACAATTTCTTAACTGATATTGGAACTCCAAATCCACTGTTAAATACATGGGATCTTAATCCAAGTATACAGTTAACATACGTATATGTAACAGATGATGAAAGATTACAGTTTTCATCAGAGTCTTTACAGTATTTAGTACGTCAGATTACAAGTTATACTTTTGATGGAATTACATCAAGACAATTTGTGGATTTAGATGTTCATAATCCGATTGAACGTCTATTGGTAATACCTTATCGTTCTGATTCCATCTTGTATCGCAATCAAAATGCAAACTATACTAACTGGATTAATCCCTATAAACCACCCTTTATTCCTAGTCGTGGCACTGTAGTCCAATGGCCTACAAATGTAAATATAATGTCTGCAACTGGCAATTTTGTACTTAATGGGCAGCAGTCAATTATCAATACCTTTTCAATTCTTGGCGATGGAAATGTATTACAGGAAGAAAAACCGGTTACATACTTTACACAAGTTGTGCCGTGGAAATATCTTGCGGGTTTACCTGATCCTAATCTAATTGTGTACCCGTTTGCATTGACATCGCCATTAACACAACCGAATGGCAGTATTAACAGTAGTAGGATTAAATTATTACAGTTAGATTTGAATGTTTATCCATTACCTGCAAACAGTTTATATCAATATGTGGTTATGGTTTATGTGGAGAGTTTGAATTGGGTAACCATCTCTTCAGGTATGGGAGGATTGAAGTATGCACTCTAATTATGCATCATGCTTTTTTGGGCACTTTTTTAAAAGTACATCATGCTTTTTGGGCACTTTTTTTTAAAAAGTGCATCATAGAATGCCCTCCTTTATCACCAAACTCAAAAATAAGATTGCATATACGATCAATAACGCAGTGGATGATCCTGATGCAAATGAGTATGCAAAGCAACAGAAAAATAATCCCGATAAGGATGAAGACAATACATCACCTGTTATTCCAAGCATTGCTACGGATATTATTGGCGATCCAACGAAGTTTGATCCAGTAAGATTCGTAAAACAAATAGGATCCTCAATGGTAGAACATTCTTCAAACTGGATCCTTGTAGTTTTATCTATTATTATTGCGATGTATATTACAAATGAAATGATTGTATATTCTGCGCCGATTCGTCTTATTTTTTTCATATTTACAATAGTAATTACTCTTGCATTTACACCTATTCTATTATTTTTAGTGGCATATTATATATGCAAGGCGGTCTATAGCTATTACATTGATAAATATACCGAACAAGCCCCCAAAGTACCTATTCTACCTACAATTTATAGTTTATTACCATTAATGAAAGTACCATCAAATTCAATATTTGCTCTACTATTGTATCCTTTTACTTATCCTAAATCACATGATGATGCAGATCTTCTTAAAGATAAAATGGAGGAATATATGGAATTACTGAAAGAATCCTTTTCGTCTTATGATAAAATTATGGAGTTGAAACCACTTGTTGAGAAAATTGAGAAAAATATCGCAACCATGCACCCTCCCGTTACAAATGTCGAGATTATTGAGGTTGTAGAAAATGAAACAAAGAATGAAGAGAAGAATGAAACAAAGAATGAAACAAAGAATGAAAAGAAGAATGAAGTAAAGAAACCTACTGCTAAATTCTTTGCACCTGGACCTGCAAATAATGAGAATAATGTCACAAATCCTTCCTCTAATAAACCTGAAGAAACACCATCTAACAATTTACCACCTGTAATTCAACCTAAGAGTGTTGATAAACCATCTAATAACGTACTACCTGTGAATAATGGTGTTAATGGTGCCAATGTTAATAAACCTAATAATGTTGAGAAGCAATTGAATAACTTACCACCTGTAATTCAACCTAAGATTGTTGATAAACCATCTACAAATGTACCATCTGTTAATAAACAGAATACTGCTGAGAAGCCATCAAATAACTTACCACCTGTAATTCAACCTAAGATTGTTGATAAACCAACTGTTAATGTATCACCTGTTAATAAACCTACCGACAAACCATCTAACTTACCACCTGTAATTAAACCTGTAAATGAAAAAGTGTTACCTAATGCATCACCTGTAAACAAACTGTCTAACACCGTCGCAACACCTAACACAGTCGCAAAACCCTAACACTAAGAGTCTAAACCTGTATCAAATATAGTATTATAAAATGCAAGTATCAATTGTAACTCCCACCTATAATCGGCGAAAGTTTATTCCCGCTCTTATTGAAATCTATAAAAAGCAAGAGTTTCCAAAAGAGCATATGGAATGGCTGATTTTAGACGATGGTAGAGATAAAGTGGAAGATCTGTTTATTGAAGCTTCAAAAATAATTCCAAACATTCGATATACCTATATGGAAGAGAAGATGCGTATCGGTGCAAAACGAAATGCACTTAATAAACTTGCAACTGCTCCGATTATTATTGCAATGGATGATGATGATTATTACCCCCCAGATCGTGTAACATCTGTGGTGGAAGCGTTTGCTAAATATCCAAAAGTAGACCTCGCTGGTTCTTCAGAGATGTTGCTATATTATTTGGATAATAAAAAGATTTATACGATGGGACCATATATTCCAAATCATGCTACGAATGGAACAATGGCGTGGAGAAAGAAATATTCAGATATTCATTCCTACGATGAATATGTAACACTCGCAGAAGAGGGTTCTTTTTTAGATAATTATAAACATCAGATGATTCAACTAGATCCGTTGAAAACAATATTAGTAGTATGTCATACGGACAATACTGCAGATAAAACTCTATTACGACAACAACATGACGATTATAAAGGGCCTAAAGGTGGAAAGATGAAAACGACATTGTATGAATTGAGTGATATTGTGAGAGATCCGAGTCTTCTTGAATTCTATTCAGGTCTATAAACCCCAATTCATCATAGACCTAAAGCTTCATATAAAGAATTACGTAATAATAAGTATAGATGGGAGAATATTCAGAATATGACAAGTTATCTACAATAAATACAGTGTATCATAATACATTAGTCGAAGTAAAAGTAGAGACATATACAACAGAGTCTATTAAAGCGCAACTACTGCCGCATCAAATGACATTAGTACATGGGATGCATCAATATAGGGATAAAATGATACATGGATTTTTAGTGGATAATCATGCAATTAATGGTAAGATTGGAATTATAGGAGATCGGTCAGGTACAGGTAAAACCTTAAGTGTACTTGCATATCTTGCATCTCATTCCAATCATAGTCCTAGAATTACATCTGAACTTACACCACATTCATCGAAATACTTTTTCTCCCATGATATTCATTCATTATCTGATACAAACTCTACAAATCTAATTGTTGTTCCACATCATTTGTTTGTACAGTGGCGTAATGAGATTGAACAACATACAACCATAGATTATACAGCAATTGAAACTAAACGAATGATTAAAGGGGATGACCTTGCTGCACGTATGGTAGCAAGACGATTTGTATTAACAACAAATAAATGCTATAAATTTGTTCAAGCATATGCTACACATCATAATATACAATGGAATAATGTATTTATAGATGAAGCATCCTCCATTTATATTAATTCATCTGATCCTCCTCTTAACTTTCAATTCTTATGGTTAATTACAAATAATTGGATTCCTCTATTGTTTAAGAACCCATCAATTATTAAGAGTAATTTACTGTTTTTAAAAGATAGGGTAAATTTACACCCTGAATTTGAACTCTGGTTACTCAATAATATTACAGTACATTATCAATGCGAATTATCATCCATTACATATTTAAAAGAATATTTATCTTTTTCACATCCAAACAGGGGATGCATGGTATTGCGTAATTCAGATGCCCATATTAATTCAAGTATGCCACTTATGCAACTATCACATCAGACGGTATACTGTAAACCAAACATTAGTTTGCATTCACTAACCAGTTTTTATGTATCGAGAAATACAAATGTGCTGATTCGTTCTGAAAAGGTTCCCTATTTATTTCAATCGCTGGGAATTCAATCAAACGACAGTGAGGAGTATTTATCGTTTCAGACATCAAATAAGCACAATCTTATTAAGAGAAAAATAGAAGAGAATGAATGTCTCATTTGTTTTGAACAATGTGAATATCCAACAATTTTGAACTGTTGTTATAATGTATACTGTGGAAAATGTTTACTTAAAAATACATTGCTCACATATAAATGCCCTACTTGTCGAGAAGTAATTGATGTCTCAAACATATGTTGTTTATCATCATCCAAAGATGAAATTGTTTATGCAAAGAGTAAATCTGAAGTATGTCTGGATATTATTCGAAAGAATATGGATGCAAAGATGATTGTATACTGTGCATTTGATAATATTTATTATCAATTATTCGATGAGATTGATAAAATGGGATTGAAAGCGGAGCGACTGGAAAGTAATATATTTTCATTGCTTAAAACTATAAGGAATTTTAAAGAAGGATGTACTAATATTTTATTTATATCGAATGTTAACTGTATCAGAGGACTATCATTGCCGTCTACTTCACATCTGATTTTTTACCACGACTTACCCGTTTACGAATTAAAGGAGGCGTTGATTCATTCTGCCCAACGGATTGGGAGGTTACAGCCTTTGTCCATATTTCATTTGCATTCGGAGATTCAAGTTTAGATATATTATGTTCTATACCAACTTTAACACCGAGAGTATCATATAATTTACCTGTTTGATGTGTTGCCCACTGTGTAACACATCGAAACGGAATATTATACTCGTTTGCAACACGATTCATCTCCTTCCAGGCATTAAATAGTGCAGATTGTTTTGTTAGCACCATTGTATACTGTAATTCTGAGGGTTCAGGAATAACAGTAGGTTTTTCGTAGTTCTGTAGAAAAAGATTAGGATATTTGAGTTTAAGACGATACGATAATGGAAGAAGATTCCAACATTGATGAAAAAATGCCCAGAAATCTGCACGATCACTCCATCGCACATAATCCAAGATTTCTTCATATACTTCAAATGGGACTTTCTCAAGAAAAAGTGGCAGATTCTGATGAAAGAGTAGTCCAGCTAAATTTGCATCTTTTGTTTCAAGATCCAGTTCATCGTTTTCTCCCCAGTTTTCAAATAGCGTAAACCATGCAGCACGAATTGCAACATGAATATTCCTATCCATTTTCTCATCCTTCCCTTGTACATAACCACCCGACTTGTCTGCATAAATCAGACTTTGGGATACTTTACGAATATCACCGAGCAAATATAGTGATTCAGGAATATCTTTTTTAAAAAACTCTATCAGCTTTTCCTTTTTAGGCATATTCACATAGTGTACATAGCAATATTTTAACAGTTGTTGCATAATCCTACCCTCGAGAATATTACAGATTAGAATCAATGGACAATCATCTGCAAAGTTCCTCTTCGATTTCAAATAATCCAGTAGTTCTTGTAACCCCCCTTTCTCCCCTTGAGATAGACCATCCATCTCATCTAACAGTACAACACGTCCATTTGGTGTAGAAGGATGTATCCATTTGCTTACACCAGTCTCGATTAACAATGGCATAATAGTTTGACGAAAACTAGAACCGGTTCGAGTATGACTTGCGTTAAATTCTTGAATCCAGAATTTTGCAAGTTTACAAACACGATACACCATAGTTGTCTTTCCAACACCAGGAGGACCAATTAGTAAAAATGCGGGATTTGAACGTGTCTTCAACCATTTAATCATTGCATCTTCAATATCTGGATGAAGGCACGTTGTATCCTTTTCTGGTAGACTTGTACGAACCATATTAAATATAATATAATGCCAATTCTTTATATTAACTAATATATAGCATGGGTATGTGTATATCTAGCTCAGTTAGTCCAGTTAGTCCAGTTAGTCCAGTTAGTCCAGTTAGTCCAGTTAGTCCAGTTAGTCCAGTTAGTCCAGTTAGTCCAGGTAGTCCAGGTAGTCCAGGTAGTCCAGGTAGTCCAGGTATCTCAAACAGTTCAACCAGTCCAGGTATCTCAAACAGTTCATACAGTCCAGGTAGTCCAGGTAGTCCAGGTATCTCAAACAGTTCAACCAGTCCAGGTATCTCAAACAGTTCATACAGTCCAGGCAGTCCAGGTATATCAAACAGTCCATCATTTATACGAAAAATATCAGGCAAAGATATGTTTATGAATTATTATAATAAATCACCTAATAAATTATATTTATGTACTCCGTCTACTTCACGTAAAATAGTATCATCAGGAGAATATTATAAAATACTATCATTGACACAATTACATGAAAGCTCTCCTACTATAAATAATGTATCCACTATAAATAATGTATCCACTCTAAATAATGTATCCACTCTAAATAATGTATCCACTCTAAATACAATCTATCCATTAAATTTATCAACAGAGACGCATATTATATTTAGAAATATAATGAAATCAACACGTGAAAATATATAAATAATACATTATGCGTCCAACGGGAAT